CATGAATCTGTCTCCTTAATAGTGTTACTTTTATTATATTGTATCACTATTAAGGAAAAATATCAAATGTTACGTGTCACTATTATGTAAAACTATGTCAGTGCAGGGGGTTCTGAACAGTTACGAACAAAAAACGGATCAATGGATCTGCACCAAGCAGCACTGTGCCAGGTCCATAAACCCTTTATTTATAGGCATTTCAGAGGGGGGTGTACATAGGTGTACCTTCTGTACATAAGAGTCTATATAGAAAAAATAATAAAAAAAAAATTTATATAGAGGGTTATGTAAAGACCAGCACCCATGTACACCCTACCAAATGATTAAGTGATGGAGGAACAAATCGTGACATTTTTTGAGTATATGAGAGAGCAGTATTTTGGCAAAGAAGGCCGCAAGTCCGACCTCGCAGACGACATGGTAAGTGATGAGGCCGAGTTCCCGGCCCGTGTAAGCACAAAGGATCGTGACGGGCACAGGATCATTCGAGACTACCTCGAAAGCTGTCGGGCATGCGACGCCTGCCTTGATGTCTTTGAAGAGTGCTGGGAGGAATACGAAACATGCGAGAAAAGCAGATCGAACACAGCCTCGTGATGGCGGTGAAGGCAGCGGGCGGTATGTGTCCGAAACTGGTATCTCCCGGAACGGATGGAATGCCGGACAGGATGATCCTGCTGCCGAAAGGACGCATCGGTTTTGTGGAGGTGAAGGCACCAGGGAAAAGGCCAAGGCCCCTGCAGGAGCGGAGGCATAAGCAGCTGCGACATCTTGGCTTTCAGGTGTTCATCCTGGACGATCCGGAGCAGATACCGGGGATCCTGAAGGAGGTGGACAATGGCACACGTGATTGAGGTGGAGGGTAGAACAGCAGTTGTTTTTTGCCTGAAGGACATGATGGAGTTGATCGATCAGCATATGGGACCGGATTTTTTGACCGCCCTTGAGGAGACTCTTTCAGAGACATACGCATCGGAGTTTGAATGGGCACAGATCGAGCGGGAGCACCGGACCGAGCTGGATGAGATCCGTGAGCATTACCACAATGTGATCCGAGACATCAGGGATCAGTCAGAGGAGCTGGCCAGTCTGATCCGGGAGAAGCGTCTTAACAGAAACGCGATCTCTAGGTGTGCCGGAAAGATCGGAACGCTTACCTGGAGGGAGCTTTGATGGAAGGAAACTATGAGGCATTGGCAAATGCCATCATCATACAGGCAGTGAAGGACTTTCGGGCAGCATACAAAAGGCATCTGATCAGCCCGGAGGATGCGAAGGCGAATAAGGACATTCGGGAAATTACCCGGTTTTTCTGTTCACAGTATTTTGAAGCCTTATCAGACCTTGACGGACCGGCACTGCTGCACCAGCTTATGAGGGAAACAAATGGAGAGAAGTGATTTACATGAATATCAAAATTATTGTGTGGACTTTCTGAGGTCCACACCGGAAGCAATGCTGATCCTTGAGATGGGACTTGGGAAAAGCTGCATCAGTTTGACCGCCATCCTGGACCTGATGTTTGACAGCTTTGACGTGAGCAAGGTACTGGTCATCGCACCCTTACGTGTTGCCAAAACAGTATGGCCGGAGGAGCGTGACACCTGGGAGCATGCGAGGTTTTTGCAGATGTCTGTGATGACAGGGAGCGCAAAGCAAAGAGAAGCGGCTCTGAAGGCACCGGCAGATGTGTACGTGATCAACCGAGAGAACGTGAAATGGCTGGTTACTTACCTTGAGAAACACAAAATCCCATGGCCCTTTGATATGGTGGTAATCGACGAGCTCTCTTCCTTCAAGAACCATCAGTCGCAGCGCTGGAAAGCACTGAGGAAGGTACGGCCCTATATAAAGCGCATAATAGGCCTTACGGGCACGCCAGCATCCAATGGACTGCTTGACCTGTGGGCGGAGACCTACCTCATCGATAATGGAAAGCGCCTGGGAAAGTTCATCGGCAGGTACAGGGAAGCATACTTCAAGCCCGCAGGCATGAATCCATACACCGGTGTGGTGTATAACTACGTGCCACTGCCCGGTGCAGAGGAAGCGATCTACAGCCGGATCTCTGATATTACGGTCTCCATGAAAGCACTGGACTATCTCGACATGCCGTCGCAAGTAATGGTCAATCACTACGTGGACATGGAGCCGGAGGAGCAGAAGCTGTATGACGCGATGAAGAAGGAGCTGCTGGTGGAGCTGAACGGCGAGACAATCGATGCGGCCAATGCGGCAGTCCTTTCCGGAAAGCTCCTGCAGATGGCAAACGGCGCCATCTACAATGACGAGAGGCAGATGCGGGTCATCCACGACCAGAAGCTGCAGGAACTGTTGGGTCTCATCGAGCAGGCAAACGGCCAGAACGTCCTGGTAGCCTACTGGTTTCAGCATGATCACGAGCGCATCCGGGAGTATCTGGAGGATCAGGGCTTCAAGTCAAGGGACCTGAAAAGCGATCAGGACATTGCAGACTGGAATGCGGGAAAGATACAGATCGGCCTGATCTCACCGGCCAGTGCCGGTCATGGCCTCAACATTCAGAAGGGCGGCCACATTCTGATCTGGTTTTCACTGGTCTGGTCCCTTGAGATGTATCAGCAGACAAATGCACGTCTCTGGCGCCAGGGACAGAAGGAAGTTGTGACGGTCCACCACATCTTGACGAGGGATACCGTGGATAGTGATGTCTTGGATGCCTTAAAGCACAAGGACACCACACAGCAGAACCTGATCTCTGCGGTAAAGGCAAATCTGAAAATCTGAGTCAATCCGGGGAACTGATCATTCATTTTCGGAGGTAGAAACCATGAGCATTATGTGGAAGTATCTGGACAAGCGGTCGGCCACGATCGCTGCGATTAAAGATTACGACGCCATGCAGTTCATTCTGAGCAGCACGGACGATGAGATCAAAAGGACTTATGACAAGATGGCTGGTATCGGAAGTCCTGGATGGGACGGCATGCCGAAGGCTTACAATCCGCAGGCTGCAGAAGACCGCATCATCAAGAACATCGATGAGATCGACATCATGAAAGAGCGCTACAGACAGGCGGTCGAGTACATGGACTGGTTTAAACCTGCCTGGGAGGAGCTGAACGAGGAAGACCGCTACTGCCTTGAGGCCTTTTACAGTGACAGCAACAACTATGGCAGTAGTGCATCGTATTACATTGCGGAGTATCTGAACATTGAGCCGGCGACAGCTTACAAGCGCAAGAACAGGGCACTGGACAGACTGACGGTTCTGCTGTTTGGAAAGTCCTGAGTTTCGTGTCCAAAACGGGATAAAATCTCCATAGCGGAAGATGATATCCTTATAGCATGGAAAAGCGTGAGAGCCTCGGAAGTATCCGGGGCTTTTTGAATGAGGAGGAAGAAGTATGTTTGAGAAAGTGAATCCTTCACATCCGGACAAGCTGTGCGATCGCATTGCAGGAGCTATCGTGGATATGGCGTATGAACTGGAAGATGATCCCCGTATCGCGGTGGAAGTACTTCTGGGACACGGCATCTGCCACATCATTGCAGAGACGGATATTTCCTTGCCTCTGTATGAGATTGAAGCTGCGGTGGAGCGCATCGCTGGCAAAGTAGCAGTCGACTATGTGGAAGTGGCGCAGGATCCGCACCTTGCAAAGAATCAGGAACTGGGCTTCCGCTGCGGAGACAACGGGATCTTTAAGGGAGAGCCTGTGACGGAAGAGCAGCAGAAACTTGCCAGAATAGCCCGGGAGATTTATGGCAAATATGGCTGTGACGGAAAATATATTCTGGATGATAAGCGACTGATCATCTGTCAGAGTAATGCAAGGGCAGAGGAGCTCCGGAGTGAGTATCCGGATGCAGAGATCAACCCGCTGGGCGACTGGACTGGTGGCCCAGACGTGGACACGGGAGCTACCAACAGGAAGCTAGGTAGTGACATGGCAGACAGCGTTACCGGCGGCGGTTTGCATGGAAAGGACCTATCCAAGGCTGATGTCTCTGTGAATATTTGGGCTTGGTTGAAGGCCCAGGAAATGGATATGCCTGTAGAAGTCTGCTGTGCCATCGGCGATGACATGATCGGATCGGTTTCCTTTGAGGAAATGGTTGAGACAGCGCGTTTATACATTAACCACATCGGTGGCTTCGAGAAGTTTGCCGAGTGGGGACTGGTGCGCTGATGCCTACTAAACCAAAGGTGCCGTGCAAGCATCCCGGCTGTGCGGCACTGGTCTCATCAGGGCAGAAGTACTGTGATCGCCACAAAGCCATGCACCCAGAGGAAGTGAGGAGCGCTGTCGGAAGAGGCTACGGAGCTGCATGGCGCAAGGCCAGAAAGCAGTACCTTGAGGTGCACCCCTTGTGTGTGGAGTGCATGAAGGAAGGACGTTACGTGAAAGCGACAGTGGTGGACCATATTATTCCACATAGAGGTGATCAAAAGATCTTTTGGGATAGGAGTAACTGGCAAGCACTGTGTAAAAAGCACCACGATAGAAAAACCATGGTTAATGATCGATATCAGGAGTACAAGTATTGACACAATAAGAATCGTTGTTTTTTGCAATTAGAAATATGATATACTACTACTAACAAAAAAATAAAAGTTCATTTGCTTTGTTGTAGCGTATTTGATATTATAATGTTTTTTGGTGATAAGGAGGGCAGAACATGATATATTCGAATAAACGAAAGCTACATCTTAGCGGATGGCTTCAAAGGAATGGCATTAATGAGTATAACTCACCGTTAAAACTGCAAAAGTTTTTGTTTTTATACGAAGCATTTGCAAAGGCGGAAGGTGATAGCGTTGATTTTTCCCATTTACGAGGATACGAAAGAGGACCGGTATTCAGTAATGTGTGGGGAGATTATACTAAAGACAGAATGGAATTCAATTATGCCGCAGATCAAGAATTCGAGCATCCGCAAGAGAATATTGATGCTGATAGAGCAAAAAGAAGCCATTTCATTGTTAAGACACTGTCCGAACGAGAGTTATCGGAACTTACCCATAAGATGAATATCTGGAAGTGTAAAGAAGGCAGAATTAAAAGTGGGGAGTATCAAGTTAACTTAGATGAAGAGGACTTTTCTGAATCTGACAGAAATATGATGGTTTTGCTGGTCAGCATGTACCCTAGTTCAATGATTAATAACTCATTTGTCATTGAATGTAACAACAAATACTTCGTATTAAAGAATGAAGATGTGCCTCAATTAACTGAGCAGCATTGTAATACACTAGCTGCTCTTTCCGATAATGCTGAGCTGCATAATCCGGTGTACGTTGAAATAGATGATGGAGGATGTTTACTCATTGATTAATAGCAGAGATGTCATTCGAATGAAAGTTCCTTTTCCAAATATTTCTTCAAATCTGGCAATGCAAGCGCATATGTATATCTGTAAAGATAGCCTGCATCCATCATATGGTTTTATTAAATGCCAGACCTTAAAACCATATATGCTAACATCATCGACAATAATCCACTATATTGATGAGGTTGCTGATGCTTCAAGGAATCCGTTTTCACATACTTCGAGAATTGACTGTGACAAATTATTCACAACAAGTTCGGTTTCATTTTCGGATTCATTAAAAACTACTATACGTTCGGATGTATGCTACGACTTGTTTAGTGCAGTGATTTCTGAGCTTATGGCTGATGGATATAGCTGTATCTCTATAAATGAACCTGCTTTGGTGGCTATTAATTCTCAAATTTCGTTCGTTAAGTAGAATACGAGAAGAATCAGATTAATGCTAACGCCGGGGGCGTGGCACTTCTCTACGGTGAAGTTCCCAAGGACCGCCGCCCCCTCTCGCGCTAAAAATCGCGAAATTCGCAAGGGGGGATCCGAAGCCCGCAAAATGCAGCCGGGCAATCCCTGAAAAAGCCCATAGATAAAGGGTTGCGCACAATCAAACAACGTTGTCAAAAGGCAGTGATGGAAGTATTTCCATCGCTGCTTTTTTATTGGAGTTTCGTGTCAGCCCACGGCAGGCTGCGAGAGTTTCGTGTCAGGAGGATAAGGAATGGAAGATCAGGATTTAAGCAGCTTTCTGGCCGCCTGCGCGAAGCAGTTCTGCCCATGGTGCGGAACGCCAGTAGGGAGAAATGCTAACGGCAGACCGAGGAAGTTCTGCTCGGATAAATGCCGGTATGACTTTTGGAATTATGAAAAACGGCATAAGGCCGAAAAGATGGAAATGGAGGTAAGGCTAAGTGAAAGTAGCAGAGCTAAAGGTGCTGCCGGTCGCCGTTCTGAAACCGGCTGAATATAACCCCAGGAAGAAACTGAAACCTGGCGACAAAGAGTACGAGAAGATCAAGGCTTCGATCGATGAGTTTGGGTTTGCAGATCCCCTGGTGGTGAATGCGGACATGACGATCATCGGCGGCCATCAGAGACTAACCGTGGCAATGGACCTGGGCTTTACCGAGGTGCCCTGTGCGGTGGTGGACATTGACAAAACCAGGGAGAAGGCACTCAACATTGCCCTCAACAAGATCACCGGTGCATGGGATGAGAATCTTCTGGCTGATCTTCTGAAAGACATCCAGGAGTCGGATTTTGATCTTGGTAAGACCGGTTTTGATCCGCCTGAGATCGAGACGCTTTTCAATAAGGTGCACACGAAGGATGTGAAGGAAGACGACTTCGATGTGGAAGCAGAACTGCAGAACCCGGTTTTCTCAAAGCTGGGTGATCTGTGGTGCCTGGGTCCGCACCGGGTGATCTGCGGAGACTCGACAGGTGAAGAAGTGTACACCAGACTGATGGACGGGCAGAAGGCAAACCTGGTCCTGACGGATCCTCCGTATAACGTGAACGTCGAAGAGACAGCCGGAAAGATCATGAACGACAACATGGCCGATGCAGATTTCTATAACTTCCTGCTCTCGGCTTACCGCTGCATGCACGCCAACCTTGCCAACGACGGCAGCATCTACGTGTGGCACGCTGACACCGAAGGGCTGAACTTCCGGAGGGCATTTAAGGACGCGGGTTTCTATCTGTCCGGCTGCTGCATCTGGAAGAAGAACGCGCTGGTCCTGGGCCGGAGCCCGTACCAGTGGATCCATGAGCCCTGCCTGTTCGGTTGGAAGCAGAGCGGCAAGCATCAGTGGTACTCGGATCGCAAACAGGTGACGGTTTGGGAGTACGATAAGCCGCGTTCATCCAAAGACCACCCGACAATGAAGCCGGTGGCGCTCATGAGTTATCCGCTGCGTAACTCCACCATGACCAACGGCATCGTACTCGATCCTTTCCTCGGCAGCGGCAGTACGCTCATCGCCTGCTGCGAGACAGATCGTATCTGCCGCGGCATCGAGCTCGACCCGAAGTTCGTGGATGTGATCGTAAAGAGATATCTGGCCTGGTGCCAGGATAATGGAATCACTGCGGAGGCCTATGTGCTTCGTGACGGGCAGAAACTGACCTACGACGAGGCTTGTGCATAGTGGCTACTGACTGCCACACATATTTGTCGGATGTGTTCGTTGCTATATCTTCCGGGTAGAGTGATTAATACCATACCCGGAGGAAATAGGTCCTCGAGTCACACATACGGAGGTACACACCATGATGAACATTAAGCTCGCAACAGAAAACAGAAAAGAAACGGCCCAGAGGCTTTCCGAGATCACCGGCGCTGAGGTTCTTTACACCCGCGCACCGAGATTCGCCTATGAGATCGGCGCCTACACCATTGAGAAGGACGGGAGTATCACGACCGCGGAAGGCGCTGGACTCCAGCCCCTTAAGACGCTGGCAGAGGAAGGGCTGGTAGAGCCTTTCGAGACAGAGGATGAGAACCGAATCAGTTTGACGGTGGAGGTCCCCATGGCCCAGCACACGGGCACATCGCTCAGGAACCTGATCAACCTTCTCTACACCAGAGAGGGATTGATCAATAAGGCGCTCGGCACGAGCTTCCGGGTGGACGAGGGTCTGACAAAGGCCCTGCAGGATAACGCCTGCACCCTGACGACGGAGAGCCTCTTTGGCGTGGTCACAGCTTACGAGAGCGAACACGGCAAGGCGATCGATGGACTTTCCTTCACGAAGGAGAGGATCATCTTCTCCGGTCTTCCGGAGACGGACGATGCCTCAAAGATGCGGACCTTCACGGTCCTCTGCGGGATGATGAACAAGCAGGCCCTGGACCAGAAGCGCATTCAGGCCAAGGCGGTAAGCGACGAGAACGAGAAATACGCCCTCCGGATCTGGTTGACCCGCCTGGGGATGAACGGGCCTGAGTACAAAGAGGCGAGAGGGGTCCTGATGGAAAACCTCACCGGCAACAGTGCCTTCCGCACAAAGACCGAGGAGGAGAAGTGGAAAGCCCGCCAGGCCAAAAAACGCGAAGCGACAAAAGCGGCAGGCGGAAAAACGGAGGCATAAAATACACAGTTTCCGGCCCCCATCTTTGTGCAGGTTACACTCCGAATTAACTGGATATATGTGTGCTTTAGAGTGATTAATACACTACCAAAAGAAAACACACCTATCCAGGAAAGGAGCACATACCATGAAGGAAGCAACCAGAAAGCAGATCGAGGCCATGAAAGCACAGACCATCGGGGTCGAGATTGAGATGTACGGCATCACAAGGCAGAAAGCAGCGAAAGCGGCAGCCGACTTCTTCGGAAGCGGCAGGGTGGAGTACACAGCAGCCCGCAACGGTTACAAGACCTGGAGCACCTACGACACCCAGGGAAGGGAATGGAAGTTCCAGAGGGACGCGAGCATCCGGGCAAGGACCGACGAAGAAAAATGCGAGATGGTGACGCCGATCCTCACCTACAACGACATCGAGAGCCTGCAGGAGCTGGTGAGGGTCCTCCGCCGCAAGGGAGCCAAGAGCGACCCGGATCACATGTGCGGAGTCCACATCCACATCGGCGCAGCCGGCCACGACGCGAGGAGCCTGAGGAACCTGGCAAACCTGATGGCCAGCCACGAAGGGCTCCTGACCAGCGCGATCCGGATCGACCAGAGCAGGATCTGGCGCTACTGCAGAACGGTGAACAGGGACTTCCTCACAGAGCTCAACCGGAAAAAGCCCCAGACCATGCAGGACCTCGCAGACATCTGGTACACGAAGAACAACGCGAGTTACGGACGCGATCAGCACTACAACGACAGCCGCTACCACATGCTCAACCTCCACGCAACCTTCACAAAGGGAACCATCGAGTTCAGACTTTTCCAATTTGCGAATCCGGAAGAAAACAAGAGAAACGGCCTCCACGCGGGAGAGCTCAAGAGCTACATTCAGCTTTGCCTGGCCCTTAGCGCCCAGGCGAAGGCAGCAAAAAGTGCGAGCGCGAAAGAGCCCCAGGTTGACAACCCGAAATTCGCGATGCGGACCTGGCTGATCAGGCTCGGGTTTGTCGGAGAGGAATTTGAGACGGCCAGGGAAATCCTGACCAGGAACCTTGACGGAGATGCAGCCTTCCGCTATGGCCGCACAGCATAAATGAAGGAGCCAGCCTCCTGCAGCCTTACCCGCCATCGGCGGGCTTAAGGTGGTAGAAGGGTAGAGCCTTCGGAAAGGAGAAGAGCGATGGATAAGAAACAAGTAGAGAGGTTAAGAGAACAGTATCCTCAGGGAACTAGAGTAGAGCTGATTCGGATGGATGATCCGCAGGCACCGCCGGTCGGAACAAGGGGAACGGTAACCGCTGTTGACGACATCGGCACGATCCATGTGAATTGGGATAACGGCAGCAGCCTAGGGATTGCTTACGGTGCAGATGTCTGCCGAGTTCTGGTCGGGGAGTTTACGGACACCGTCCGCCGGCAGATCTTGGCGGTCAGGGACACAGGGGAGACGAACATGTTTGATGTACCCATGGTTCAACAGATCGCAAACCGGCTGGGCTACTATGAACTGGTCCTTTTCCTGATCGATCACGCTAAGGAGTACGCACACTTCATCATGACCGGCCAGATAATGTAGACAAATTCTGCAAGAAATCCTTGTGCAGGTTATGACTCCGAAATGAGTGGATATAAATGTGCTTTAGAGTGATTAATACCATAACGAAAAACACATACCCACGAAGGAGGACAAGACCATGACGAGATTTGAAAAGGAACTGAGCGGAGCCCTTGGAGCATACTGGAAAAAGAGCGCAGAGAAGGAACTGGAAAAGGTAAGAGAGGAACTGGAGCAGGGCCTCATCACCATCGATGAGAACGGAGTAGCCAGAAACCGGATCGGCAGGGTTCTGATGAGCGACATGCTCGAGAAGCTGACCTACATCACGGACACGGTCGACGCAGAGGCAACGACAAAAGCCAGGGAAGAGGAGACCACAAAGACCCTCGAAGAGTACAGAAGGAACGCAAGACCCGCCACCGAGGAAGAGCTCGACGAGATGAGGGCAGCCTTCGGAAGAGGCAAGACGGTGGTGAACATCATCACCGGACAGAAATACCACCTTTGAGAAAGGAGAGAGGAAGGAAGCCGCAAGGCTCCTTTTTTCGTGGAGAGGATCATGATCGGATACAAGTTATTCAGGGTAAAGAAGAACAGGCCGGGAGAGCTGTTCCCGCTGTACGTCCTCTCTGATGAGCCGGTGCCGATGGGCATATGGATCGATGCGGAGGAGGGACCAAGGACCCCGGAAGGGAAGGTTAGGTCTCGCATCGGGCCTCTCGCTTTCCGTCCCGGATGGCATCTGTCGGACATCCCGCTCGCGGTCCATATCGGGATCAGAGAGGACGGGCAGATCAGGTACATGCACGATGACGAGGTCTGGTACGAGTGCGTGTACGTCGACTGTATCGACTACCAGGAGGAAGCGGATCGGAACGGTTGTGTGAACGGGCGCTTTGACGGGCGGAAAGCAATGCTGGCAAGAGTGCCGGAGCAGGGTTTTTATCGCTATAAGACCAGTCCGCAGATGCTGGGCAGATGGATCATCGCGGGGAGCATCCGCGTGCTACGTGTCCTTTCTGATGAGGAGGTAGAGAAGATCTGCAAAGCCGCCGGATACCGAGCCATTCCAAGGAAAACGGCCATTAACCTTGCGGAATATGGTTTTGAATGAGAGTGCAATACTGGCGGGTAGAACATAGTTTATGGATCATTAACCACCGAACCGCGGAACCACGGGGTGTCATTTATTCAGCAAGTTATGTTTTTTTTATAAACAATGCGAGCTGGCAAAAAAACGACCAGCATGAGCAGACTGCTGTTAATGGGGTTCTAGATTTGGGTCTAAAGCGTTATAATTGCATTGCTTATTCATTACTACTTGGAGGAGGAAACTTAATGGGCAGATATGAAGTGTTGTTTACAGACAGCAAGAGCTATTGCGTCAGTGGTACGGATCTATTGCTGTCAAAATCAGCTCTTACGAAAGACAATGAAAGAGATGCGATTCTGGTCCAGTTAAAATTCAAGTCTTTTTATCAAAAAAGGATCGCGTCTTTGTATATTGTAATAACAGGAATAAATCTCGAAGGAAGGGTAATCGAAGAAAAACAGTTCCAGTATATTGATGTAGATGCGGGGAAAAATGAAGAATTCGGAGACAGGACCCCAGTCTATATGGATGACAGCACTGTACGAAAGTTCTTTGTGCATGTAAAAAAGATTGTATTTGATGATGGAAGTGTGGAAACAGTTGACAGTGGAGACTGTATCATGATTCCGGAAAATACATTTCCGCTTGAAGGTGATCTTAAGGAGCAGTATGTAAGAACGGTCAAGACCGCCGGAGGGTCTCCAAAAGCGGTAAGCGCCCCTGTAAAAATCGAACGGTTTTGGAGATGCAGTTGTGGAAAGGTCAATATACTTGATGATAATAGCTGCAGTTCATGCGGGAGCAGCGCAGAAAGTGTTTTCAGGAATCTTGATGAAAACAAACTGTCAATTGATCTGATAGAATTTAAAAAGCGTGAAGAGGCAGAAGCAGAGGAAAAAAAGAAAAAACAGGCATCATTCATAAAAAAGGCAGCTGTGGTCTGCGCAGCCGTTGCTGCTGTTGCTGTACTTATTATCACATATAAGAAGGTGATATCTCCTGCCCTTTCATATAGCCAGGCAGAAAAATACTATGAAAACGGCGATTATGAAAAGGCGATAGCAGAAATGTCGGCTCTTGGGGAATATAAAGACGCATCTGAACAGATTAAGAAATATAAATATGATCAGGCGGCGGATCTGTATGAGAAAGGAGATCATAATAAAGCCAAACAGGTATTCAAGGAGCTTGGAGAATACTCTGATTCCAAGACCAGATATAAAGAAATCGTTAAAGAAGATGAATATGACAACGCGGTAGCGGATATGGGCAAGGGAAACTATGAAGAAGCCCTTTCCATTTTTGAAAAAGACCTTGCTTATCGTGACAGCGCATATTACGCAGGGTGTATCAACCAGGAGGAAGAGGAATATAGTAAAGCGGTGGACCAGTTTTCAAAAGTCTCCGATTCATCCGAATTCTATAAAGACGCTGTTGCCAGAAAAGAAAAATGCGAATCAGTGATCCAGGAAAACCTGAACAATATGCATTTCGAAAGAGGGGTTAATTTCGCAAAGAAAGGCTACCTCTTTAGCGCAAAAAAGGAGTTTGAGGATAGCAATGGGATAAATAACGCACAGGATTATTTAAATGTTATACAGGAAATCATGGATGAAGGATGGATAGGCGTTTACCGATCAGAAGATTCAGGGACCTTATACTTAGGTATATTCTGTGAAGTTGATTCGGATCTGAATAAAACATACGTTGTTACATCGCAGACCGGAAACTTTGAATCTGTATACTCCGGTGCGACGATACAGGATGACGGATCAATGCGGCTGTATGACTCGTTTAATGACTCCGTCGATACAGATTACAAATCTGGATTCGTTGACGAATCCGAATATCAGATTCAGGAAGACAAGAGTGTTTACAAAAAACACGGGGGTACAAGAGGCGTTACCGGAGGCGGATCATTTTCTGGCCGAAGTTACAAATCTTTCGTTGAGCTGTCAAAAAATGACGATGGAGACATCACATGGCATAAAAAGACGGAAGAGACGAAGGAAGCCCGCGAATGGACAAACGCAGCGGGAGAACATAAATACCAGCCTGCTTCCACAGAAACTGATGAAGATTATTATAACTATGAAAGAATAGGTGATGAGTAATGAAAGAAACACTGAAAAAAAATGCCCTGACAATCCTTCTTGTATTTGCATTGTCTATGACCATCATCGGATCGGTTTTTATGTATAAAGGCCATGACGTTAAGTCTAATTATTATAATTCCGAAACATATGGAGAAAACGCATATGTTGGAGGGGACGCATATAACTATATAATCAACGGAACCTATTTCACTGCGTATTCTGTGATGGGGATGGGAAGTTATATAATCGCAGCCATATTCTTTACAGGAGCACTTATACTTATTCATGATGATAAGGAGAGTGCTGAAGAGTTACCTCAATTGTAAGAGGGTTAAAGTCCTTTTGATGGACGGCATATTGTAATAGTTTTAATAGGGCTGTCGCACTAACGTGCGACGCCCCGCAGACAAAAAACAGCCCCAGGGCTGTTTTTTTGATGAACGGAAAAACCGGACTTCGAAAAGCCCGGCCTGTCCTGTAAAATATAAGCATGCGAACTCCTATATCTTTACAGGCTGATTATACACTTTATAACGCCTGCTATCAAATCAAACTTCCATTCGAAATGGACACCATGATCCCATCTGACGATCCGGTCCGCCTTCTGAGTGCATTTGTGGAGGGAATGGATCTTTCGGACCTCTATCGTACCTACGACAGGATCCGGAAAAATCAGGCGAGTCCGCGCCAGATGCTCAAGATCATGGTCTATGCCGCGATGAACGGCATCTTTTCCAGCCGGGACATAGAGACAGCCTGCCGGAGGGACATCAACTTCATGTTCCTTCTCGAAGGCATGCCGGTCCCGGATCACGCCACGATCGCCCGGTTCGTTTCCCTGCACCTTTCAGCCTGTTCAAAAGATATACTGGCGGAGGTCACTGCCAGTCTTCTTTGCATGGGAGAAATCTCCGGGAAAACGGTCTTTATTGATGGCACAAAGATCGAGGCAAATGCGAATAAATACACCTTTGTCTGGAAGAAAGCCGTTACCAGGAACCAGGCTAGGCTCTGTGAGAAGGTCACTTCCCTGGTGGCGGAATGTGAGACAATGTACGGGATCCGGGTAGTCTTTCGTAACCAGGTCTCGCTTCATACGCTGAAACGTCTGCGAAAGAAACTGTATGCCGTAAAGAAATCAGAAGGGATCACTTTCGTACACGGTATCGGAAAACGGAAGACAACGGTTCAAAGATCCATTGAGCTGTTGGAGTCGTATATAGAAAAGCTGAAGGAGTATACACAGAAAATCCATATCTGCGGGGACCGGAACAGTTATTCAACGACCGATCACGATGCGACGTTCATGCGCCTGAAGGAGGACGCCATGCTGAATGGACAGCTGAAGCCGGCGTATAACCTGCAGCACGCGGTGGATGCCCAGTATATCATCTGGCTGGATGTAAGCCCGCGTCCTACCGACGTGACAACGCTGGTGCCTTTCCTGAAGGATATGGAAAAGCATCTGCCTTTTAAATATACAGAGGTCTGTGCGGATGCCGGCTATGAGAGCGAGGAAGCGTATATATTCCTTGAGAAGAACGGCCAGCTGTCTTATATCAAGCCGCAGAACTATGAAATATCGAAGACCCGGAAGTACAGGCAGGACATCAGCCGCCGGGAGAACATGACCTATCTGGAAGAGGAAGACGTATATATATGCAGCACAGGCCGACGCCTGGTACCGGTCAGTAAGAAACGATCCAGGAACAGGAACGGCTATGTGAGCACAGCGACGATCTATGCGAGTGAGGACTGCAGCGGCTGCCCTCATAAAGAGAAATGTATTCGGGGAAACAACTGCAAAACACCTCTGGCGGAACGAAAGAAATACCTCAATGTCTCAAAAGTCATGCAGGAGAAGCGGCAGGAGACATTGGAACGGATCACGACAGAGTATGGGACAAAACTCCGGATGAACCGAAGTATCCAGGCGGAAGGGAGCTTTGCGGTCATCAAAGAAGATATGGGTTTTCGCCAGTATCTGTACCGTGGGAAAGAGAATGTATTGGCACAGAGTGTTCTGGCAGCCATCGCCCATAACATCAATAAGCTGCATTTCAAGATCCAGGGAGGAAGGACAGGCCAGTTCCTGACAGACCTGAAAACGGCATAATTTTTGCCTTGTCAAAACAGTTTTACATGAGGGTGTTTCCGGCAGGAAATATCCTTGGGAAGTTTTGCACTCTTTCCGGAATAGCTCTGAAAAAAGGCTGTAAAAAGGCGATAATCCGGCTGAAAGCCGGATTATCGTTGCTTAGATTGGGGCGTCGCATTTTTCAAATGCGACAGCCCCATTTTTATGCAGCTGTTAATCTGAAAAAAGCATTGCCGATAATGGGACTGATAAAGATGAATAAAAGGTATCTAAAATGCTGCATTTCAGATATATATCTTTGTGCAGTTTATGGCTCCGAAATGAGTGGATATATGTGTGGAAAAGAGTGATTAATACACTAACAAAAAACACACCACCGGGAAAGGGGAACGCCATGAAAAAGACAAGCACAAAGACAACATTCAGGATGAACGGATGGATCTACACCTACAACGAGACGATGACTAGCAACTGGGGATGGCCGGAGGGCCTCAAGGGACAGAGAGTTAGGATCCTGAAGAAGCAGATGCAGCAGCTCCTCAAAGAACGCGAGGCATTCAAGATGGCTTACACGAAAATCTGAAGGGAGGCAAACGATGATTAACTACGCGGACAAGATGGAGATGGAGTCAAAGCTTATGGGAAACATCGCAGACTGGATGGAGAAGCACGGAAGAGTGCTTTCCGACCGGCAGCAGAGTAACGCCTACACCGGCGTCCGGATCAGAGAGATCCGCTGGCGGGGACAGAGCTTCCAAATTGTAGATGTGGACGGTATGACATGCTTGATTCAGCGGCTGTAAAATACACAGTTTACGAGGCTAATCTTTGTCGGATTTATGCTTCCGAAATGAGTGGATAAATATGTGCTTTAGAGTGATTAATACACTAACGAATAACACAGCCACAAAGGAGGAAAAACCATGACGATCGAGAAAGCAATGAGAACCTACAGACTGCCGAACCCCACCATACCGGAAGACCTCGAAAGCCGCTGGAGCAAGGTCCTGACCTTCGGAGACAAGATCCTGGTTGCGGGTCACTACTACAACGGAGCTGGAAAGCCCAGCTACTTTGGAGCGGTTTACGAGCATTTGGACGACGATCTTTCCTGCGAAGGAACGATCGGCCTAAGAGCTGCCAGCGAAGTGGAATTCGAGGATGACGGACACGCGGTTCTCTGGGCGATGCAGCAGAAGTAAGCAAAAAACAAACATACCGGAGACGCAGCCCACAGAGGGCTGTTTCTCGTAGTGAAGACCGGAAGGTCTTTTTTTATTGCCGTCAGGGAAGGAGGTAAGCCTATGGCGACCAGGGGAAGAAAGCCCACTCCCACCGCACTGAAAGTATTGGAAGGGAATCCGGGCAAAAGAAAACTAAATGACAATGAGCCAAGGCCGGATAAGAAGGCGCCTTCCTGCCCTAAGTGGCTGGAGCCGGAAGCCAAAAAGGAATGGCGCAGGCTCGCAAAAAAGATGGAACAGATGGGAGTCCTGACAGAAGTGGACATGGCAGCCTTTGCTGGCTACTGCCAGGCTTACGCGAGATGGAAAGAGTCTGAGGAATTCATCACCCAACACGGAACGATCGTGAAGACTCCGTCCGGCTACTGGCAACAGGTTCCCCAGGTATCTATCGCGCAGACCTACTTAAAGATCATGAACCGCTTTGCGGAGCAGTTCGGTCTGACGCCTTCCTCCAGATCCCGGATCATTGCAGATTCTACCGGAAATAAGAATGAGGATGAGATGGAAGCGCTGCTGGGAGGTGATGCTTAATGCCAAAAGAAAAGAGACCGGCGGACTATCCGAGGCTATTGGAGTATACACCGTCGCCGTTTATGCTTCCGATCTCTCACTACGATAAAGCGAAGGCTGATAGAGCTGTGAGGTTCATCGAGAACCTGCGCCACACAAAGGGCAAGTGGGATGGAAAGCCATTCTGGCTTCTGCCTTGGCAAGAGCAGATTATCCGGGATATTTTTGGGATCGTGGATGAGGATGGGAATCGGCAGTTCCGAACGGCATACGTCGAGATCGGGAAGAAAAACGGCAAGAGTGAACTGGCTGCAGCAGTCGCCTTGTATCTCCTCTATGCCGACAACGAGCCGTCTGCAGAAGTGTACGGTGCTGCAGCTGACAGGCAGCAGGCGTCCATTGTTTTTGATGTCGCAAAGAGAATGGTGGAAAAGTCACCGGCTCTCCTTAAGCGGTCAAAGATCGCAGCAGCCACCAAGCGGATCGTCAATTACAGCAATGCTGGATTCTACCAGGTGCTGTCGGCAGAGGTCGGAACTAAGCATGGACTGAACGTATCTGGCCTTGTCTTAGACGAAGTACATGCTCAGCCTAACCGGAAACTCTACGATGTCCTAACTAAGGGCTCAGGAGATGCTCGTGAGCAGCCGCTGTATTTCCTGATTACAACCGCGGGAACGGACAAAGAGAGTATCTGCTATGAGCTCCATGTGAAGGCACTGGATATCCTTGCAGGCAGAAGAATCGACCATACCTTTTACCCAGTGGTCTATGGTCTGACAGATGAGGATGACTGGACGGATGAGGCGAACTGGTATAAAGCGAATCCGTCTCTGGGTCAGACGATCCGGATAGAACGTGTCCGGGAGGCCTTTCTCGAAGCCAAGGAGAATCCGGCAGAAGAGAACGTATTTAAACAGCTCCGCCTCAACATGTGGGTGTCGTCCCTGACGCGCTTTATCCCCGAGCAGATCTATGATCTCGGTAATATCCCGATCGACATGGAATCACTAAAGGGCCGTGAGTGCTACGGCGGGCTGGACCTTTCCAGCACCGGTGACATCACGGCTTTTGTGCTCATGTTTCCGCCTAGGAATGAAACGGAGAAATACATCATGCTTCCTTTTTTCTGGATCCCAGAAGACACGATCCCGCTCAGAGTTCGCAGGGCGTCAGTTCCGTACGATGTCTGGCACAAGCAGGGCTACATCATGGCGACGGAAGGAAATGTGATCCACTATGCCTTCATCGAGAAGTTCATCGAAAAACTCGGTGAGCAGTACCACATCATGGAGATTGCTTTCGACCGCTGGGGAGCTGTTCAGATGGTGCAGAACCTTGAGGGGATGGGATTTACAGTTGTTCCCTTCGGCCAGGGCTTTAAAGATATGAGTCCGCCTACAAAGGAATTTCTGAAACTTCTCATGGAGGGGAACATCATTCATGGCGGTAACCCGGTGATGCGGTGGATGAGCGGAAATGTGGTGGTAGACCGCGATGCTGCGGAGAATATCAAACCGACGAAGGCAAAATCGCCGGAGAAGATCGACGGTATTGTTGCTGCGATCATGGCACTGGATCGGTGCATCCGCCACGAGCAGCAAGGGAGCGTTTACGATGAGAGAGGACTCTATGTATTCTGATGTCCAAAAGCGGATAAAATTGTCCTTGAGAAATGGACTATAGTAATAACGTGGAAAAGTGCAAGGGCTACCCGGCAATGGGCGGTCCTTTTTATTTTGGAGGAAACCATTATGGGATTTTTAGAATGGCTGGGCATCAGCCCCAGGGATGATCCTGAGCTTCCGAAGATCGAGGATAACGTGCGCGATTCCGGACAGACTTTTGTGTTCGGAAGGGCCGATTCCGGTGAGCGGGTGGATGAGAAAAGCGCCATGCAGATTGCAACGGTATATGCCTGTGTTCGGCTCTTGGCTGAGACGGTGGCTGGACTTCCGCTGCATCTTTATCGATCAAAGGATGGCGGAAGCGCCAAAGAGCGTGCAACAGATCATCCACTATACAAGCTGCTGTACCGGCAGCCGAACCCAGAGATGACGAGCTTTTCCTTCAGGGAAGTCATGATGACACACCTGCTCCTGTGGGGAAACTGCTACGCACAGATCGTCCGGGACGGCAAGAACGGAATACTCGGCTTGTACCCACTGCTCCCAGAGAACATGGAGATCGACAGGGACGAGAAGGGACAGATCTTTTACATCTATCACGCATACACGGATGAGAAGCCAGGAGAAAACAACAAAGATATTTATTTCCGCCGGGACGAGATCTTTCATGTGCCAGGACTTGGTTTCAATGGCCTGGTGGGATTTTCCCCGATCGCCATGATGAAGAACGCCCTGGGAACGACACTGGCTGTCGAGAAATACGGAAGCAGCTTCTTTAAGAACGGCGCACAGCCGTCGGGTGTACTGGAACATCCGGGTGTGCTTAAAGACCCGTCCAAGATCCGGGAGAACTGGTCGGCCGTTTATGGCGGTGCGAACAATGCCCACAAGGTGGCGGTCCTGGAGGAAGGGATGCAGTACAAAGCAATCAGCCTCCCTCCGGAAGATTCCCAGTTCCTTTCTACAAGGCAGTTCGGTGTTAATGAGATCTGCAGGATATTCAGGGTTCCGCCTCACATGGTGCAGAATTTGGAGCATGCCACCTTCTCGAACATTGAGCACCAGAGCATTGACTTTGTTGTTCATACACTGACGCCCTGGCTCGTTCGCTTCGAGCAGGCGATCATCAAGGATCTGCTCATCGGAGACGAACAGGACGGGCTGTTTCCGAAGTTTAACGTGGACGGTCTTCTTCGAGGTGATTACCAGTCCAGGATGCAGGGATATGCGACAGGCATCAGTAACGGTTTTCTGTCTCCCAATGATATCCATCGCCTGGAAAACTGGGATCTGATCCCGGCGGAAAAGGGCGGAGACGATTACTACCTAAATGGTGGATACGTCAGGCTCGAGGATGCGGGAAAACAGCAGATTGTGCAGCAGCCACCCAAGGAAGAGGAAGCTGAGAACAGAAAGAGAGGTAAGCGATGAATAAATTTTGGAACTGGATCAGGGACGATACAGGAACTAGAGTCCTTCGCTTGGAAGGACCAATCGACTCGGAATCCTTCTGGGGAGATGAGATCACGCCGGCGATGTTTCGACAGGAGTTGGAAGCGGAGGAAGGTGATCTTACTGTATGGATCAATTCCCCTGGCGGAAATGTATTTGCCGCAGCAGAGATCTATACGATGCTGCAGGAGTACAAGGGAGCAGTCACTGTCAAGATCGCATCGATTGCGGCATCTGCAGCGTCGGTGGTAGCTATGGCAGGAAGTCGGGTACTCATGTCTCCCACAGCACTTCTTATGATCCACGATCCTTCCACCATTGCGATGGGCAATGCGAAGGACATGGAGAAGGCGATCGAAACACTGAATGAGGTGAAGGAGTCTATTATCAATGCTTATGCAGCCAAGTCTGGAATGCGGCGCTCTAAGATCGCAGAGCTCATGAGCAACGAGACCTGGATGAATGCTAAGAAGGCAGTAGAACTTGGCTTTGCTGACGAGGTGCTTTTTGAAGAGGGCGAGTCTGAGCCGGTAGGAGAGGACGCAAAGGCGGATACTCCTACCGCGATGGAAGCAAAAATGTATTCGAGCCGGATGATGGATCAGGCGATCCTGAACAGGCTGGGCATCAGCGATGAGCTACAGCCAAGGGCAAGAGAAGAGCCCGTGATCGGACTTGACGGTAAGACAAAGGATGGGGCGATGCCCTACGAAATACTCAAAAACCAGCTGGATTTCCTGAAATAAGGGATCCGGCTTTTTTATTGCAAAAATGGAGGAAACTACCATGAGTAAGATTATTGAACTCAGAAATAAGAGAAATACCCTGTGGGAGCAGACCAAGGCTTTTCTGGAAGAGCACAGGGATGAGAACGGTCTCGTCGAGGCTTCCGCCGTGGAGCAGTACGAGAAGATGGCATCTGATGTGAAAGCTCTGGGCGATGAGATCAGGCGCCTGGAGGATCAGATGGAGATGGACGCTAAGCTCTCCGCGGCGACTTCCGCACCGGTCCATCAGGATCCGAAAGCCGGTCAGCGTGACGTGATACTGCGCCCCACCGCGACCGCAAAGTACAGCGAGGCATTCTGGAACATGATGCGCGGCAACAGCTCCCTTGAGGTGCGTGATGCACTGTCTGTCGGTGTCGACCAGAACGGTGGCTATACTGTGCCCGATGAGTTTGAAAGACAGCTGATCCAGGCACTGGAAGAGAATAACGTCTTCAGAAGACTCGCGAAGACAATCCACACCAACTCCGGAACCAGGACGATCCCGATTGCCATGGACATTGGCAGTGCATCCTGGATCGAGGAAGGTGCGGCTATTCAGGAATCTGATATGACCTTCAGCCAGGAAACGCTCTCCGCGTTCAAGCTGGGCTGCATGGTCAAGGTCACCAACGAGCTGCTGCATGATTCTGCCTTCGACATCGCTTCCTACATCGCGCAGCGCTTCGGCGTGCGTTTCGGTAATGCGGAGGAGGATGCTTTCATCAACGGCACTGGCGTGTCTACGAATCCGCAGACCACTCCTTCCATGCCGACAGGTATCTTGACAACTCTCACTGCGTCTGCCGGAAACACTACCGACAATGCCGAGACCGTCCACTTTGATAACATTTATAAGCTGTATTACAGCCTCAAGTCTCCCTACAGAAGAAAGGCTTCCTTCCTCTGCAACGAGACCCTGCTGCTGCAGCTGATGCTGATCAAAGACAGGAATGATAACTATATCTGGAAGCCCGGCCTGGAGGTTGGAAAGCCAGATACAATTCTTGGTCATGCGATCCACACCAGCAGCTACATGCCTGCGATCACTGGTACGGCGGCGCAGGATGGTGGCAAGAAGGTGCTCCTGTTCGGAGACTTCTCTTACTATTGGATTGCAGATCGCCAGAACAGGACCCTCAAGCGCCTGAACGAGTTGTATGCTGTGACCGATCAGGTCGGTTTCATCGGCACTCAGCGCGTGGACGGTAAGCTCATCCTGCCCGAAGCGATGCAGGTCATGGCCCTGGGTACCGGCTCTGCGGGTTAAGGAAGAGAGGTGATCGGTCATGGCACTTGTAACGCTGGAGGAAGCGAAGACATATCTCCGTGTTGACTCGGCGGATGAGGATGCCATGACCGGCGTCCTTTTATCCGCAGCGGAAAGGATGTGTATTGACGTGGCAAGGATTACGGATGAGAAGTGGGAGAGAGTCAACTCTGATGAAGAGGACGCTTCTCTTACTCCCATCCGGGAGACTATGAAAGTGGCGATTCTGTACGCTCTCGGCTATCTCTACGAACATCGGGAGGAAGCAGATCATCATGCGCTCACGCTAATGCTTAGGTCCATTCTTTTCGCCATCCGCGAGGGGGTGGTGTGATGAACATTGCAGGTCTTAACGTCAGGATCTTGATCCAGAAGAACAAGACGGTGACTGATCGCATAGGCAATCATAAATCCGTTTGGACCGACTATTTCTTCTGTTGGGCGACAGCCTCGGATCAGTCGGGTGACGAGAGCGAAGAAGCCTCGCAGACAAGAGAGGCAGACCGGATGGATCTTACTGTACGCTACTGTAGCGAGACTGCTGCTGTCACAGCGAAGGAATACAGGATCCTTCTCGGCGACCGGATTTACAACATCACCCATGTGGATGATATGGGCTTTCGGAAGAACAGCCGGAAGTTTAAAGCGGAATTGGAGGAACGGTGAAATGGGAAAGAAAGTATCGATTGACTCTCTTGCAGATGTGGTCATGGATGAGCTTACCGAGTACAACAAACTGGCGGAAGAGACTATGAAGAAAGCGGTTACGAAGGCTGGCCAGACAGTTCGAAAAGAGATTCAGGCAGGAGCTCCCGTACAAACTGGGAGATATGCCAAAAGCTGGAGGACTAAAAAGACCAGGGAGTCGTCCACACGACTGGAAGTAACCGTCTACTCGCCATCCCGCTATATGCTGGCGCACCTGCTCGAGCACGGCCACGCCAAGAGGAATGGCGGCCGGACCAGAGCTTTCCCACATATCGCTCCTGCGGAAGAACTTGGAGAGAAGCAGCTGGAAGCAGATATCATAAGGGGGCTGTCACATGGATAAACTATTAGAGATTATCGGAGAGATCGACATTCCCTCTGCTTATGATCATTTCGCGGAAGGAGAAGCTATCGAGCCTCCGTTCATTACCTATCTGCTGCCGGGAAGCGATAACTTCTCGGCGGACGGGAAGGTCTACTACAAGATAAATGATGTACATATTGAGCTTTACACCGACGCAAAGGACCCGGAGGTGGAAAGTGCTGTCGAAGCCGTGCTGGATGAGCACGGCATTTTTTACGATAAGACAGAGGTGTGGATCGACACCGAGAAACTGTATGAGGTCCTATATTCATTCCAAATGGAGGGTTAAGACATGGGTAATAAAATTAAATATAATCTGAAAAACGTTCATGTCGCAAAGCTCACAGAAACGGAAGAGAACGGCGTGCGTTCTTACAACTATGCGACGCCCAGGGCGATTCCCGGTGCGGTAAGTCTCTCACTGGATGCAGAGGGTGAATCCACACCGTTCTACGCTGACGGTATCGTGTATTTCCGCTCTGTGACCAACAACGGTTATTCCGGTGATCTTGAGATGGCTCTGATCCCTGACTGGTTCAGAACGGAGATCCTGCAGGAAGCGCTGGACAAGAAAGGCGTCCTGGTCGAGAAGATCACGACTAAGGAGAGTGTGAAGTTCGCACTGCTTTTCGAGTTTGATGGAGACATCAACTGCATCCGTCATGTCATGTACAACTGCACTTCCTCCCGTCCGTCCATCGAGTCGGAGACAAAGGAAGACACTATCGAGCCGGGCACCGAAAAGCTTACGATCGCAGCAGATCCCAGGGCAGACGGCCTTGTGAAGTCCAAGACCGGCGAGACTACGGATGCGACAACATACGCGAACTGGTATCAGTCCGTATACGTTCCTGATATCGAGGAGGAAGAGTGATGATAGAGCGCACGATCAATATTTCCGGTAAGGACGTTCTGTTTCGATCTTCGGCTACGGTGCCGAGGCTCTACCGGGCAAAGTTTAAAAGGGACATCTTTAAGGATCTTTCCAAGCTGGAGAAGTCCTACAGCAAGAGAAAGAAGGGCGAAGAGGAGCTGCAGATCGATGATCTTGAGATCTTCGAGAATGTGGCTTATATCATGGCTTATCATGCGGATCCTTCCATTCCGAAGACCATCGATGAGTGGCTTGATCAGTTCGAAATGTTCTCGATCTACCAGGTGCTTCCGCAGATTCTGGAACTGTGGGGCGATAATCTGATGACGGATGTGCAGGCAAAAAAAGGACTGGCAGAAGTGAGCGGGAAATGACCACGCCGCTGTTCCTTCTGCGATGCTGTGAGGTCGGGATCTCTATACGGGATCTCGACCTTGTTACGATCGGGCTTGTGCTCGATATCTGGGCCGAGAAGTCCAATGACGGCGTGAAGTATCGGAGGATAGCTGATCAGGCTGATTTTGATAAGTTTTAACAATATGCTGGTTGTTTTCTTGACCACGTCTGACGATGAAAGCAGTTTTAATCACACAAACATCTATTTTAGTAATAGAATATGATTTAGTAGCAGAATACTGACTTTCAAGGAGGAAATGACAAAATGCACAATAAGTATATTGCTATTCTACTAACATCCATTATGCTTTCGAGCATTGTGTCTTGCGGTGGTGAAACAACAGCAAATACTGCATCCCAAGAATCGAGTTCGACTGAAACTAATGAAGAAGAAAAGACAATTGAAGATGCGAGTGAGAACAAAAAAGCAGAATCAAGTGAAATGAGATCATTCTCTATTTGCGACGGAATGATAACCGCAGACTTACCTTCAGAATGGAACTATGATAATTCAAATGACTCAATGATATATGCTTATCCGTCTGGTAACACTAATGATCCGGATGCATTTGCGGTTTTCTTTGGTGGCTTAGGCGTTAATTATAATGATAATGATTTAGAAGGGATACTTGAAGAAATAGGAAAACAAGGACCAAATGGCGGAGATAAAAATATAGAAGTAAAAGAATACAAGTCCGAGTTTACTGAAATTGATGGATTTGATACGGTCTTAAAACAGTCATATATTAAAGACTACACACCAAGTGGACGTAATATACAGCTTTATAATGAAGAGTATTACTACCCTATAGATAATGATGGAGAGTTAGGCATTATGATGGCATCTTATACCTATGATGCTGAAAAGGGACCGAAATATCAAAATGAGTTCACGAATGTATTTCTTCCGGCGATTAAGATAAAAAATCAAGCTGGTACCGGAAATAGTGGCAACATAGAGAAAAACACAAAAGTCACAATTGATGAGTCAGTAATATATGATGAGAATGGGATTAAGGCTGTACTTACAGGAATTTCAGATGGACAATACGGTAAAAGTGTGGTTATAGATATCACCAATGACAGTGACCAAGATATTTCATGGGCTGTAGATAATATTATGGTAAATGATATTACGATAATATGCGCTGTAACATACCCTGTTCCTGCTGGAAAGGCAGGTACTGCGGAGTATCCAATTGAAGAAAGCTATCTTCAAAGATACGGCATAACAGATATACATACACTTCAGCTGGCTTGTGATATATCCTATGGGGAGTCAGGTGATAATAGAGAATATTGTATGTCAGACAGAGTAGTGACTAATCTTGGCTCAGATTTCGAACAATCTTTGCCTATAGATGACTGGGAAATTGTTTATGAATCTGACTCGATGAAAATCTATAATACTGGTTTAATCGAAAAAGCTAACGAGTATGAGAATTATCAGTCACAAGTAGTCTTAATGTGTTTTAATGATTCAGATTCTATGATATCAGTCGCACCTGAAAACGTATCCTTTGATGGAACGATGGATTATAACAACTACACTACTTTTCCTGTAGGACCCAAATCATATGGAGAGCTGTATCTTGCTTGCGGTGAGGATGCTAAAGATAAGGAAGAAGCGTCTTTCTCAATAAGAGTAGCGGACGGTGAAACATACGAAGAAAAGTATACTACTAAAAGTATTTCGATGAATTTGAAATAAAGCTTGTGACATTTTTTCATGGAGGGACAAAATGAAAAAGAAGATAGGTACAATTTCAATCATGGCCATTCTTGCCATTTCTATGTTTGCTTGTGGGAAAAAAGAAGAAGCAAATACCTCAGAGGTCGCTGAAGCGGTTGAGCAAGTAGAAGAAAAAGTTGAACAACCTAAAGAAGAAGTAAAACAGCCAGAAGAACCCGTAAAAGAACCTGAAGAGAACAAAGAATTCGAAGTGACTATCAATGTGTCAGGAAGCTGGGATGATTCAAGTGTAGTCTTTGACGTGGACACAAATCTTCCAGATGAGGCAGAATTGATGTTTACTCTTAGTAATGGAGATTATAACACTGAAGATTATTTTACAGCACAAGATAAAGCTGTAGTTGAAGGAGCACATATTACTACAAGCGGTTTTTCTCTTAAGGGAGAGCCTTTATCTGGGGACTATGATCTTAGTGTCTCAATGAGTCTGCCAAGTCTCCAATCCGATAATGTACGTGCTAAAGTAGGTGAAAAGGGAGAGTTTATGACAGGGCCTTTCGTTGAAGGTTCGGATATTTCTGATGCTAAGACAGTCAAAGCCCTCTTTAGTGTGTCTATAGATGAAGAAATAGCAATTACTCCAGAAGATGAATATTCATTTACGATATTCAGAACAGAAGAGGAAGAGGTTCAAGAAGAAGTTGAAGAGCCTATACAAGATGCGGGCGCTTCAGATAACAGCGAGTACATTAAAAAATATGAGAATGACATAGTCGTTGCGGCAAAAATGGCGCTTGATAATTTTATAACCGGTTACAAAATGTCTCTGGCTCCACAGAATTGGACAATAGCAAAATTTGATGATAACGATGCAGTTATTGCTATGACTGATATAACCTATAAAGGTGCGTCGGGTAAATACTTGTATGTGGGGACGCTAAATATTGATGATTCAGGAAAAGTTATCAGTGCCAAGCCTCATTATCTAGAAGTTGATGGAGTTGTACTTGGTGACGACGGGTATTGCGACGATGTTTTTGATATCGTTGAATCTTTCTCTGGAAACTAATCTATAGCGGGTAATATATTGTTAATGATTAGCTGATATGACACTCAGCTGCTAAGCTTGCGTGTCATGTTTCTGCCCAGTTCATTGTCATTGGTTTACAGTACCAAAGGGTGACTTTCGTCACCCCGGGTGTGTTTTATTGGTTT